GGTTGCCGCTCGTCGTTTGCGGGAACAGCCCCACCACCTCGTCGCTGCCGTCGTGGATCAGGTTCGCGGGCCAGCGGCCTTGCACTTGTGGCGGCTCGCCAGTCGGTTTTTTCCATCCACCGGCAAGCGTTCCTTTGCTCGTGTCGTTTAGATGCCAGTTTTTTTGCCGCTTATATCCGCCTTCGCAGTTGTAGCGGTGTTCGGCAGCATCCTCTTCCGATGCCATTTCCACCCTGCACCCGTCCACATTGATCGCACCCGTGCCGTACTTCTGCACATTCTCCGCGACCGTGCCGATCAGCGGCTTGCGAGCGACGGTGATCGGCTCCATCGCAGGCTTGAGCGCGGTGCCCCATCCGTCCCATTGTTTTTCCGCGTCGGTGGCGGGGATGGTGATGGGAACATCGCAAGCAACCTGCTTCACCCCAACGCTGCCACGATTGATGCCGCCAAACTGATTGTCCTCTTCTGCCACGGCAACGCCGCGAGAATGTCCTACCACCTCCCGCTCCGCTCCCGCCGCCTTGTCAATCGCCTTGCTCACATCGAGCGACTTCGGAAAGCCCGACCCGTACACCCACGCGATCATGTCGCGGATGTCGAACCCCGCATCTTCAATGTTGCACGCCATGCGGTGTTGCGTCCTCGTTCCCGCGAACGCGAGCAGATGTCCGCCGGGCTTCAGGACGCGCAGACACTCGCGCCAGACCTCCACGCTCGGAACATCGTAGTCCCACTTCTTGCCCATGAACGACAGACCGTAGGGCGGATCGGTGACTATCGCGTCCACGCTCTCGGCCTCCATTCCGCGCATGACCTGCAAGCAGTCGCCGAGCATAAGGTTCATAGGTTGCACGATATCCCTCATGGCTGCACCTCTCTATATCCAAGTCGCCCGACGCTCGCGGCCTCGATGCCGCTGCAAACGGACAGATACCTCATCGCGCCCCCTGTCGCGCAATCGCGTTGAACAAGCCGTTGCTGTTCGTGATGGTTTCCTGAATGTCCTGATGCAGCGATGTCAACGCGACGGCTTTGCCGTCAACGAACACCTCGTCAACGGCGTAGTTGACAAGCTCCGGCCATTCCTCGTGGCTGACCTGACCCCACTGGTCGAACTTGGCGCGTTGCGCCATGCGCCAGGTCGCGGTGACGGCCACCGTGACCTCGTGTTCCACGAGCGTGTAGATGTCCGTGGCTTCCGCCACAAGGAAATCGGGTTCGACATCAATTATCAGTTCAGTCTTCACTTGAGCCTCCAGACTCGGATGATGCGTCCATGCGTTGAAGGGCGTTCGCTACGCACGACCTGCCCCGTCCATTCCATGCCACGAAACACGCTGCCTGCGGCGTTGCCGAGGGCAGAGTAATCCATGCCACGATTCGCCATCCAGATGGCGACATCGTCAGCATGCACCGTGCCGTACACCTGTGCTGCGTGGCGTGCGCATCGTTGCGCTTGTAACAACAACCACTCGCGTCCGTTTTCTGCCGCCGCCAAGCCGGCGTTGCGGCGACGTTGTGCTTCCATGTAGTCGAACAATTCCATTTGGTTCCTCTCGTTATGTGCCAGCATCCTGCTGACACGGGCAGTATATGCGCTAGTATATCGCGCTGTCAACACGTCAACTTGAGAGATTTTGCAAATTGTTTGGTTGCTACGGGTTGCGCAATGCGGATTCGTAGATTGATGTCGTGCGCACGGATACGCGAATGGAATACATGCGACGTCAGTTGTTGCAGTTGCAGCGCGACGTTGCATCCAAGGCCGATATCAACCACACCCATACGACCACCGCGATTACTCGCGGCAAAATCAGCATAGACATTCTGTCGGTTGGAGCAGCATCAGGCACGTTGTGCGCTGGCGATGATCCTCGACTCAGCGACGAGCGCAAGCCTGAAGCGCACACGCACCCCGTCAGCGAGCTGCAGCAGTCGAGCGCAACGACGGGCCAGGTACTTACGTGGTCTGGTGCAGTGTGGGCGCCACAGACGCCGACCGCTGCCGCGGTCAGCCTAACAAACGCGAGCGCATTTCTTGGCGCCGATGTCGCAATGGCATCAGCAAACACGTGGTACGACGGTCCAACGGTGTCGCTTGCTGCTGGCACATGGCTCGTGATGGCTAGCGCAACGCTAGGCAGAACCACAACAACGGCAGGTCATTACAACATCCGTATTTCAACTGGCACGACGCACTATGCAAGCGTGCAGCAGTTCCACGCTAGCGTGGCAAACAACTGGGCTGCACTGAGTTGCAATGCTATTGTCACTTTTGGATCTACGACAACAATCAAGTTGCAAGCAGCAGCCACAATCACAGCCGACGTTATGAAGGCTGCTACGGCGAACAATTCAAGCGGCAACAATGCAACAGGTCTAGTTGCCGTGAGGATTGCCTAATGGCCGTCAGCATCGTGCAACATCAGCCAGGATCGTTCACGATTGAGATGAGCGAGGACAGCGAATCTATTGTTCCATCCGCTGACTGGGAACAGTATTTTTTACTGGTGTCCGATGCACACATAGACAACGCGCACTCAGATAGGTCAATGTTCGACAGACACATGCGCTCGTGCCGTGAGCGCAATGCGCGTTGGTTGAGCAATGGCGACTTCATGTGCTTGATGCAAGGCAAGTACGACCTGCGCTCGGACACCTCGGCCTGCCGGCCTGAGCATCAGCAGGGCCGCTACCTCGATGCAGTCATCAGGACAACCGCCGATTACATTGCGCCGCACGCCGACATGGCTTTACTGTTCGCGCCTGGCAACCACGAGACTGCTATCAAAAAGCGTCACGAAACGGACATGAACGAGCGGCTTGTCGAGGCGTTGCGCCAACGCAGGCCGGCAGATTGCCAAACATACGCCGGCAGTTACGCGAACTGGGTGCGTTTCCTCGTGCGCCAGCGCGGTCGCCGGCAGCTCGTCGGTGGCAGCGTCGTGATGTACATGCATCATGGGTATGGCGGCGGCGGACCTGTCACACGCGGCACGATCCAGACCTCCCGCATGGCCGTCTATCTGCCCGACGCCGACATCATTTGGACGGGCCACACGCACGACGAGTGGATCATGCCGATCCAACGCGCTCGGCTTTCGCCGCACGGGCGACCCTACCTTGACCGCACCATGCACGTGCGTTCCCCGGGATACAAGGATGAGTTCAGCGAGCAGAATGGTTGGGCGGTTGAGAAGGGCATGCCGCCAAAGCCAAAGGGCGCACTGTGGCTGCGGTTCTACATGGATAACAGCAGAAACCACAACGGGATGCCGGCTCGTACACTACGGTACGAGGTGCGCGAGGCACAGTAACTGACCGTCTAGGAAGGACAGATATGGCAACTCCCAGCAAAGGCAAGCGGTTCGTCAAGATGGTTCGCAACCCAGAAACCGGGCGCACCAACAAGGTGTCATACGGTCAGGCCGGCAAGGCCAAAGGCGGCGGCGACCGCATCAAGCCAGGCACGAGCAAGGGCGATGCGTACTGCGCTCGTTCGTTTGGCCAGATGAAGGACAACCCCAAGGCAGCGCGAAATCCGAACAGCCCGCTGCGGCTTTCGCGTGCAAAGTGGAAGTGCAGCGGCAAGACCTCGAGGAAATGACTATGGCAAAGCGCGGCCTCTACGCCAACATCAACGCCCGTCGCAAGGCAGGCACTTCACGCCCCAAGAGCAAGAGCACCGTGAGCGCATCGTCCTACGCGGCGATGAAGCGCGGGTTCAAGAAGAAGTGAGCCATGCGTGTCCGCTTAGGCGGCAGGTATTGGCAGTTGCGATTCGTGCCAAACCTCAACAACTTTGGTGAGGTTGAGCACGGCGATACCGCAGACACGCGCATCATTCGCGTGCGCATCAAGCAGCGCCAAGAGGAGATGTTGGACACCCTGATCCACGAGGCCATGCACGCAGCCAGGCCAGAACTTGACGAGGATGCGGTCGCCACGGCGAGCCGTGACATTGCGCGACTGCTTTGGAACCTGGGGTATCGGCGTGTTCCTTAGTTCCGAAAGGCAACACTTGTCAACATTTGTAGTTCATTCGCTCCACAGCGTGATGTCGTTGCGACGGTAGCGGGGCAAGTCTTCGCCCTTGTCGGCGCGGATGAAGTGGCGGTCGCTGAACACGCAGTAGTTGTTTGGCAAGAGCGCGAACTGGCCGCCCTCAAGTTCAATCATGTTGAGCGGCTTGTGCTCGGCGGGGTAGCGGCTGAACCCGTCCGCCCAGTCGAGCATGATCCCGGTGTGCCGACCCTTGCCGGCCATGCGCGTTGAGACAGGCAAACCTTCAAGATAGTTGATGCTCCACGCCTGCAGCTCCTCGCCCATCGCTCCCCACGGTTGCAAGACGCGCTGCTCAAGCGCGAACTCCTCGCTCGTTGAAATGAGATGCCAGAGCATGCCCGACCAATGCGCGCCGCTCTCAAGCAGCACATGGCCCATGACGGGCTGACCGGGCCGGCAATGAACGGCGTGCAGAATGCCGCGTGTAACACCGTGTTGCATGGTCGGCCCGAGCGCCGCGTTTGATATGTTGACATATAGGTGAAACGGTAGGTTGGCGTGGCGCACAGGGATACGATAGCAGTGCGGGTGTGTGAGTTTGCGCCTATGGCAAACACTTACGCGGGCGCCATGCCGAGGCCGCGAGGTACACCGTGGCGCGTAGTGCCGCTGATGTAACAACAGCATCCCGCCGAGGGCAGGCGCCCACGGGCGCTGTGCCTTACATCCCCGAAACCCCCAGCAGGATGCTACTAAGGGGTTTCGGGTATTGGTGATATGGGGATGCCATCCCTCAAAACGAAACAACCCCGCGTAGGGGGTTGCTCGGTGACCTGCGACCTGGTCACGCGCCTTTCAGCGTCCGCCAATCCTTGCGGAAGGTTTGTCGGCTTTCCGACTATGCGCCGTGAACGGTTCACGGTGGTTTGTTGTGGCAGTGTATGCCGGCCTGCATGTATGTCAAACGCAAACGCCCAGCCGGGGGAGCTGGGCGCTGCGCGGGGTCAAGTGCGCGAGGAATGTACTTGCAATGTGGCGGTGGTCAAGTACGATGGGGCGCAGAGCGAGTGCAACGCTCAACAATCCAACCTGAGGGTCGGCGGGTCAGCTCGCACTCGCTCCCCGCCGGCCTTTCAGGATTCCCATAGTGTCCGCTACATGGCGGACGAAAGGACTTGACGCATGGCTACCCCGTGGTTTCCGATGTACCCGACTGATTTCCTTGTGAGCACTGCGACGATGTCGCCAGTCCAAGGCTGGGCGTACACGCAGTTACTGATGTACGCCTGGACGAATGGCGGCATCCCAGATGACCGAGAGCAGTGCGCTGCTCTGACCCGATGCCCATTGTCCGAGACGGACTGGGCGGTGCTGCGAGGGAGGTTTGAACCGATGGCCACCCCAATGGCCACCCTATGCAACCCACGCATGGAGCGAGAGCGCGAACGGGTCAAGGAGCGTCACGATGCAGCCTCTGAGGCCGGACGGCGCGGCGCAAAGGCCCGTTGGGAGCGTGGAAATGGGGTTGCCAATGGCCACCCCAATGGCCACCCCAATGGCCACCCCAATAGCCACCCCAATGGCGAAACGATAGCAACCACAACTACAACCACAACCACAAAACAAACCCCCCCTACCCCCCCAAGGGGGACGGGGGCGGGGGTTGTTGACATCAAGGATTCGGAACTCAAGCGACTCGTCATGCGCGAGCCGGCATGGCGAACGCGCATTGAACGAGCCGAGGCGGGCGACTGGTTTGACGAGGACAAGCGGCCCATCGAACCCGCGGCGATCCTCGCAACGGCCATGCACTTCGTCCGGGAGCGCACGCTCAACGAGCGCGACACGATCATCGAACGAGTGACGGACAAGGGGCTGAGCGAGGGCGAGGCCGCGCAGCTGTGGCGCGGGTGGTTCGTGGAGCACATGAACGGCGGCCCGCCGCCAGGAACAGCCATGCGCAACGACCTGAACGACAAGAGCATTCGAAATCACGCGAGCGTGTGGAGGGCGAGACTCAGCGGCAAATACACTCCCGATCATGGCGAAGTCACGCAAGGGGCCAGTTCTGTTGGCGGGGATGGATGACTGCCTGCTCGGCATCAACTACCCACGAGCAGGCGAACGCGGCCCCCCGGTCGCGGTCTATTCAGCCGACATGATCGTCGCTCGCTTGCGCGACTTCCAAGGCATGACCGTCAAGCAGGCCAGGTGCTGGGTCACTGACGAGATCGAAACGAGGTGGATGGGCGTCGGCACGCCGCGCATCGTCTGGGCCGCGACTATTCAGGATTTCGGTGTCAACTCCACGAGTTGACACAAACACGGGCTATATTTGCAGTTATGACGGTCAGCACGTTTGATGAGTTCAGGGACGCAATTGTCACGCACCTTGAGTCTAAAGGCGCGACACGAAACGACTTAGCACGCGACCTTGAGCAGCGAAAAGTCCTGCGAGCGCACACCGTGCGTTGCATTCTGAGCCAAGCGCCTAGCCTGCGCCGGCAGTACGCATCGTTCAACTCCATTCTCGCCATCGTTGACGCGGCGGGGTTCACCCTTACCCTTTCACCCAAGAATGAAACGGAATAAGAATGCCAAGCAAGTCGCCAGCTCAGAAGCGTCTGATGCAAGCAGCAGCGCACAACCGCTCGTTCGCCAAGAAGGTCGGCGTGCCAATGTCCGTGGCAAAGAAGTTCGTCAAGGCGGACAAGGCGAAGGCGGCCAAGCGCCGCTCGCGGTAAGGCGCGGCAGGCCGCCAGAACCTGTACCAGCCGATCAGGCGGCCAGCCTGGTTGCATGGGTGTCTGAGGGCCGTCCGCTCAGGGAATGGTGCAGGCAGCCGGGAAACGCGCCTTGGCAAACGGTGTATTGCTGGATGGACAAGGACGAGGAATTTGTCAGACGCATCGCACGCGCACGCGAGGACGGCTACGACGAACTGGCCGACAAGTGTTTGCGCATCGCGTTCGATCCATGCCAAGACCAAGTTGAGGTAACGCAGCGCAGGCTTCAGGTTGACACCATCCTCAAGCTCCTTGCCAAGTGGAACCCCAAGAAGTACGGCGACCGCGTTGGCGTCGATCATGGCGGCGGCGTTTCGTTGACTGTCAACACGGGCGTGCCGAGCGAATGACCGCAATCAAGCTCGACTACCAACCTCGAGCGTGGCAGCGCGATTGCCACCTCAAGCGGCGTCGTTTCACCGTGCTGGCCCTGCACCGCCGGGCCGGCAAGACCGAACTCGCCATCATGGAGCTGATCGACAAGTGCCTCAAGTGCAAAGCCGAACTGGGGTTCTATGTCTACGTTGCGCCGTTCCTCAAGCAGGCCAAGGCCATTGCCTGGGCGCGGCTCAAGGCCAAACTGCTGCCCATGCGGCAGACCGCGGCCATCGACATCAACGAGGCCGACCTAGCCGTCACGTTCAAACACAACGGCGCGACCATTCGTTTGTTTGGCGGCGACAACCCCGACGCCCTGCGCGGAGTCCGGCTTGACGGCTGCGTAATTGACGAGGTTGCCCAGATCCGGCCTGAGGTTTGGAACGACATCATCCAACCCGCCCTGTCTGACCGCAGAGGATGGGCCATGTTTATCGGCACGCCGGCGGGCATCAACCTGTTCAGCGAGCTGTACTACCGAGCAGGCAGCCTGCCGGACTGGTTGGCGGCGCGTTATACCGTCAACGATACGGATGCCATTGACAAGGCCGAGGTGCTGCGCCTCAAGCGCGACATGCCCGAGAGCGCCTACGCACGCGAGTACCTGTGCGACTTCACTGCGGCAGGCGACAACCAGCTCATCACGCTGTCTGATGCCGAGGGCGCCGCGTCGCTTGTGTACCCGGACCGCGATGTCATGGACGCGCCGCTCGTCATGGGCGTTGACCCTGCCCGGTTCGGCGATGAC